ACCAAGTGCCACATACCGGGCACCGCACTTGGCTGTAAAGTCTCCTTTCTCCCAGGCGCCCCACGTTTTTTGCTCGCCGTAGTAAGCCTCAATGCGCGCATTGGCTTCAAAGTTCAGCATATAGGGAAGCAGCAGATCCACAGCCGCATCGTAAGAGGAGGATACAAACAGGGTAAATTTCTTTTTCCCCGTCAGGTTAAGATACATCATCACAAACATGGTGATGGTGTCTTTTGCCAGCTCTCTTGCCCAGGAGAGCACCTCATACCATTCGCTGTTTTCTATGGCGCGACGGATAAAGCGCCTTTGAAAGGGTGCAAACTCGGCGGTTGCGTATTTTGGAAAAAAGAACTTCATCCACTCAACGGGGTCAGCCTCCAGGCGGGCGCGATGCTGCATGATCTCCCCGGTGGACATCTCCTTGTCAAGGCGCGTTTCCTCGCGCATTTGCCTGACAAAGTCCTGCCATTCCCTTTCGGCTTTTCTTTTTTCCTGTATCGTTGCCATATTTATTTAAGATCTGAGCAAATCCTTAATAAAAGCATCAAAGAGATAGCTCAGCTCCTTTGCTTTTTCAGTGTCTATTTTCCTGAGCCAATCCAAAAACTTCATCGACACGCTCACCACATCGGTGATGGAGGTTTCCTTTTCCAGCCTTTCAACTACGGCAGCCAGCTTTGCCAGCACGTCGGCATCAGCACTCGTGGGGATGCCTTCCTGTTCTTCCACGATCTTTTTGTTGATGGCAGCTATCTGCCGGTACACACGGTTGAGTTGCTCCTGGCGGGTGATGGTGATCGACGCTTTCAATGTATCCCATCGTCCCTCTCTTACCCACCGACTCATGGATACCTCCGAGATGCCCACCTTTTCGGCTATCTCTTTTTGCGAAAGGTTGGAGTTGCAGAAAAAGAATTGCGCCAACTCTTTTTTGCGTATGCGTTCGGCTTTGGTTTGTTTTGGTTGTGCCATTATCTGAAGTTTTAAATGATAAGGCAAAATAACCCAAAAGCACTCCCTTAAAAAAAAGTTATGCCAAAATGGCAGTACTTTTTGTTGGATGAGAAAGTAAATTGGATTTTTGCATTGTCATGTTTTGACAAATTATTTTAAAACACATACAAAATGGCAAAGACATTTATACTACACGACGAGAGCCTGAACTCTCAGGGTTTTTGGATGCTGACATCGGGTGCAGACCTAAAGCAGTTTAAGAAAAACCCCATTATGCTATGGAATCACTCTCGCCCCTGGCGTGATACGGAGGATCAGGTTCTTCCTATCGGCCATTGGGAAAACATCCGCGTTGAAGGGGATAAGATCTTGGCAGATCCGGTATTTGATTCCGATGAATTTTCTCAAAAGATAGCTGCCAAGGTAGAGTCCGGCACCATCCGGATGGCATCGCTGGGGGTTACTCCCATTGAGGTGAGCTCGGACGCTAAATACATCAAGCCCGGACAGCGCTATGAGACGATCATAAAATGGAGGGTAAAAGAAGCCTCTCTGGTGGACATAGGCTCCAATCCCAACGCCCTGGCTCTCTATGACAAGGAAGGGCGCCCGGTAGAGCTTTCCGACGGCTATGAAAACGGAGTACTTAAAGAACTAACCATAAATAAAAACAAAATGAAGGAAGTAATTGAATTTTTAAAACTCTCCGAGGGGGCTACCGCGCAGGATGTCATTGCTGCGATCCGGCCCATTCAGGAGGAAAACGTGAGGCTTCGCTCCTCCTTTGAAAAGGAGCAGGAAGAAAAAAAGGTGTTGCAAGACAAGTTGGATGCTATCGCTCTGGCAGAGAAGACAAAGCAGCGCGAGGCGTTCGATCGTGAGCTTGCCGAGTGCTTTAAAGACGGCCGGTTGACTGAAAGGGAAGACGGCTCGGTTAAAAAGGGCATGATCGAGCTCTTTGAACTTGATCCGGAGAAAACGATGCTGATGCTCACCTCGCTGACTCCGCGAAAGGGTGTAGGCGTTACCTTGGGCTCGAGGGATGTGGGCGAGAGCGCCTGGGATAAGAGAAAAAAGGAAATTGATGAGCAAAACAAATAAATGAGCCGATGCTCACAGTGAAGCTCACAGTAATTAAATCAAGAGAAATCAACTATTAAAAAACTAAAATTATGAGAGTATTAAAATTTGTTCTATCTATTGTGACCATGTTGCTTTTCAACGTGGTAGTAGGAGGTGTTTTTGCGGGGGTATTGGGTGTTGACCCTGTTTATACTGTTGGCGCTCTGACTGTCCTGTCATCTGCAGCCTCCTTTGTTCGTCCGCTTGCCGGGGTGCTTCCCATGGCAATCACTGTTACATCGGCATATGCCGGAGAAGTGCTTGAGGAGTTGCTTGTAAGGGCTACCACCGGCAATCAGCTTGTGGCCGGAGGTCATATTCGTGTGCAGCCCAACGTTACCAAGAAGTTTTCTATCCCGCGCTTGCGTGCAGGAAGGATGCTGCAAAAGCGCAAAGAGATGCCGACGGATACCGACAGCAAAGGTGATTTTACTATTGATGAAAAATACCTGGAGCCAAAGGATCTGATGGCATTCACAACCTTCAATCCTCGCGTGTTTGAAAATATTTGGAGGCCGTTCCAGCCGACCGGTAACCTGGTGTTTGCCGAACTTCCTCCCCATGTGCAGACGGCACTGTTGGCCGAACTTGCCAAGGTGGTTGATTTTGAACTCGGCAATGAGTTTATAAACGGTAAGGAAGGAAACTCTGAAGGGCAGTATTTTGATGGGGTTCTAACCCGCATTGTTGACTCTGAGGATGTGATAAGGGTTAGCAGTCTGGCCCCCCTGACTTCAACGAATATCATCTCCAAGATGAAAGCTGTTCGAGGGGCTATTCCGAAGGCTATCCGTGCCAATAAGGATCTGAAGCTCTTTATGTCGGTAGAAGATGCCGAGATTTACGAGTACGAGCTTACCGACCGCCCTCACAAAGGTGCTGACTATACCAATATGAATCCGGAGAGATTCAAAGGTATCCGTATTGTTCCGCTGGCCGATTGGCCCAAAGATGTGATCGTTGCTGCAGTCACTTCCACCGGTGTGGATTCCAACTTCTGGGCAGGTGTATCACTGGTTGACGATCAGGACGCCATTTTGATTGACAAGTTGACAAATGCCGGTGAGAAATACTTCTTCAAGATGCTGATGAAGGCTGACACAAACATCGTCTTTGACGAGGAGATCGTGCTCTACGATGCCAGAGAAGAAGCCATTGCAGCCAACTCAACGCAGCTTAGCGCATTGTCCCTCTCTGCAGGTACGCTCGCACCTACCTTTAAGGCAGGTACGCGTGGTTACACCATCGAGGTAGAAAACAGTGTCTCTGTCACCACAGTAACAGCCAAGGAGGATCAGGAAGGACAGGTGCTCAAGCTGGGCTCTGAAACCCTCGAGAGCAATGTTGCCTCCGGTGAGCGCAACCTGGCAGTTGGTGAAAACATATTTGTGGTTGAAGTCACTTCAGCCGATGGTTTCTCGACAGGCACATATACCGTTCTTGTAACGCGTGCTCAGGCAACCGGTGGATAATCGTTGTTTGTTTAACTATCAATAAATCCGTGTGTTGAAGGGGAGTGTGTAAGCCTGCAGGGCTTCCCTCCCCATGATACGGGGATATAAAAGTAAGAATTATGGCAAAAAGAGCGTCTCGCAATATCAATTTAATAGTCATTCATTGTTCGGCAACGAGCGAGCTGGTGGACTACACGCCCGATATGATGGAAAGGGATCACCGTGAGCGGGGTTTTAATTCTGCCGGGTATCACTTTTACATCCCCCGTTCGGGCTACCGTCACCCCATACGACCGCTGGAGTTGGCCGGGGCTCATGTCACGGGCTTTAACAAAGAAAGCATAGGTGTATGCTACGAGGGAGGTATTAGTGCAGAAGGCAAGCCGGCTGACACCAGAACCGATGCACAAAAACAGGCACTGCTCAGTCTTTTAAAGGAACTTGTAGTGCTTTATCCGGATGCCGAGATCGTGGGGCATCGTGACCTTTCTCCGGATCTGAATGGTGATGGAGTGATCTCCCCTGATGAGTGGACAAAGCAATGTCCTTGTTTTGATGCAAAAAAGGAATACGCGAAAATTTAAATCACATGGTACAGATCATCAGTCTCATACTTAACGCACTTCTAAGCGGAGGACTTATCACAACGCTGACGATGCTTCGCAGTCAAAAGAGGCAGGCGGTAGCTGTTGCCGATAAGAGTGAGATCGAGAACCTGCAAAAAGTAGCTCAGATATGGCGCGAAAGCTTAGAGGAGAGGGAAGCATACTTTAAACACGAGATGGAGCTTTTAAACAAAAAGGTCACAAGCCTGCAGGCAAAGGTTAGCTCCCTGCAAACTGCAAACGTAAAGATTCTGAAGATACTCAAAGAAATCAATCATGAAAATCTTTTACAAAAAAAAGAAGAGGCTGAAAGGATTGCGGAAAGTTAACGGCATCGTGCTTGTTTTACTGCTTTTCATCGTATCGTGCAAAACGCACAAGCCGGTGGCGCTCTCAAGCAGTGAGAGCAGCGTTGAGATCCGGGAGGTAGAAAAACTGGTACCATACGCATTGCCCTCTGACAGCATCACACTTGAAGCGCTCTTTCAGTGTGACTCCACAAACAAAGTGCTATTAAGCCGGATAAACAGCACCGTTGGCAAGGGTTTGATTTCAAATCACTCTTTTGAGGACGGCAAGCTTTCCGTCCATGCGTATCAGGGGCGTGACACAGTATATCTTCCGGTCAGGGATGTAAGTAAAACAGAAATAAAACAATCGGAGACTGTCTCTCCGGCGGAAGCACCAAAAAAGTTACCGCTTCAAAGTTTTTTTTGGTGGTCCGGACTTTTGGGCTGGGTGTCGCTGGTTGTTGCGATAACTTATCGAATAGCAAAACATTTTAGATAAAACAGTAATTAACAATTAAAATTTTACAGATATGGCAGAAAAGTATTTAACGGGATTAGCGAAAATCGAAATTGGCGATATTGCCGCCGATGGCGGTGTGGCAACTTCATTTGTTACACTGGGTCAGGTTTACAAGGACACTGCAAAGCTCGAACAAGCAGAAGGCGAAGAGATTGAACATGAAGTAGAGAACGTGGACGATCCTGTCTTCTCTTTTGTTACCAAAGGAAAAACGACCATTACCTGGGCGATCATTGACTATGATGCTGACACCCTGGTGAAGGTACTTGGCGGTACGGCAACCGGCACAGCCCCCAACAAAAAATGGGAAGCTCCGGACTCAGCGCCTGTGCTTGAAAAATCAGTTCTGATCACTCCAAAATCAGGAAGCACCATCACAATACCCAGGGTGTCGCTTCGTGCACGCATCGACTATCAGTTGACCCGCTCCGGAATAGCTCAGGTGATCATCTCGGGCAAGGTGCTGCAGCCAACCAAGACGGGTGTTAAGTCGATCCAGATCGGATAGAGTATTTGTTGATGAAGATTGATAAAAATGTAGAGCTGGCTGCTGCAGAGCTGTTGCTCGACAGAGGCGCAGCGTTTCACATGCCTGCGCCTTATTTTTTAAAACTATTAGGCAAACGACAAATAAAACTTGTGATCCGGCAACCTCGTTTGGGACAGCTCCTTTACCTTACGGATTTGCCGGATGTAAGAGGGGGGAAAAAACAGGAAAAGCAGCTTATTACAGAGGAAAACATTGATAAAACATGCCGGGCTGTAGCTGCACTGCTTCTATCTAAAAAATGGAAAGTAAAACTGTTCAGATCACCCCTTGCACGGCATATCAAAAAGCACATGAGTGCCTATCAGCTGCAAAAGTTGGTGATCATGATTCACCTCTATGGGAGGGGTGAGGATTTTATAAGTACTATCAAATTACTTTCGGCAATGAGGATGACATTGCCCTGGAATTTGAGCCACGAGGAGAAAAGGAGTTAACGAGCCGAATGGAAGGCTCTCATAGCCTTTTTGGACTAATATGGTCCATTCAAAAAGAAACCGGATGGACACATGAATATATACTTTGGGGAGAGAGCTGGCTGCAACTGCAGCTTAAATTGGCCGACTCTCCCAAATATGTAAAAGACGACAAGCGTGTAATAAACCCGGATAACTGGGAGGATGAAATATCAAAATTGATCCTATGAGTTTAGATCCTGTAAATATTGACTTTATCATTGGTGGCAATGTGGACTCCGAAGGGAAAAAAGTAGAGTCGCAGATAAAAAATATCGGTAAATCTTCCAAAGAGGCCAGAGCTGAGATCAGGGCAAAAATAAGGGAGCTGCAGGCAGACATGAAGATCACAACCTCCGAGATTAAGAAACTGGAAAAGAAGCTGAAGGGCATGATGCCGGGAAAATATAAAACCGGCCTGATGGATGAATTAAAAGCACTAAAAAAAGGACTGAAGGCCGATGAGGAGACTCTCGAATCTTATAAATCTAAATTAGACCGGGTAAGCTCTGAATACGAACGTCTTGTCACCAAAATGCTCGCAGCAAAAGACACCCTGGCAAAGCTGGAGGCTGCCGGTATGCGCGGTACAGAAGAATGGAAGAAAGCCCGGGAAGAGCTTGAACGATTGGGAAAGCAAATGAAGTCCGCCAACCTTCAGGCAAGGGTACTTTCCGATCCAAATGCCGGCTTTCGTGCCGTGACGCAAGGTGTATCCGGACTTGCCGGGGCGATGAGTGCTGCCGTTGGTACAGCCGCTTTGTTTGGTGCGGAAAAT